ATTAATCATACCACGTTATGAGAACAAAGTCAAGCACTTTTTTTCAAAAAGTTCTTTTATTTTTGATATATCTCTTTCATAGGGTGATACATCTAACCCACAGATTTCTTCATAACTTCTGTATGTGACTAGGTCTTCTGTAAAGTCTTCTTCCCTTACAGCTTTATAGATAGTCCAATCCCACTTAATAACGTCACCATCATCATGTATCATACGTCCTAAACAATAGTCGTAATAATCACCATGTGGTTCAAAATCTCTATGTGCAACAAATATCATTACACTTTCTCTCTCATATCAATAGTCTCTATGGAAATAATATTTTCTGGAATACCACCTTCTGCAACAAAGTCTGAAATTGCACCGTCACATGATTCTTGTGCAGTAGACCCCCATGAGTTTTTACCCATTGAACTAATGAAAAAATTAGTACCATCCTCCATAGGATAAGTATAAGTAATTGAAGTATTGAAATCCATATTTGACATTCTGATTCGCTTTCTCTTTATTAACTATACTATTATTATACCTTGTTCTTAGAACAAAGTCAAGTCTTTTTTTAGGTTCTACCAAAAAATTGTGTAGGATAATGAGCTTGACGTTCAAAGAGATACCAACAACAATTATCTTTTCCAACACTGGAACTGCCCTCAATCCACTTAACTCTACCAATACTTACAACCTTACTAAGATATTTCATATAAGGTATTGATTGTTTTGTATGCATCCAATCTGCATCAAATAGTAACCATGTAGGTTTAAAGTCAACGAAGTGTTCTATCATGGGATGAAGAACTTTCCTATCCCAAGGCGGATTTGTAATAATATAATCACAGTAAGAATAACCATGTTCAAGTGCATCCTGCTTACCAACTCTTTCATGCATAGGTTCTATATCGAAAGCATATCTGCAAGCACCACCATTACTTTCTAAGTGTTCTATAAGTCTCGCATCTCCAGCACATGGTTCTGCAAAGTCAAATTGTTCTGGTAAGTGGGGTAGTAAAGGTTTTACAGCCTCTATGGGTGTTGGGTAGTAATCTCTTGGTTTTCTTTCAAAGTCGCTTCTTTTTCCCATTTTTCTTCCTCATAAAGTATTAGTGCAATTAAAGCATAGTTTGCCATGTCAACCAAAGTATCTCTAATACTTTCGTCTTTTACCTTGAGTTTTTCTTTCTTTGCAAAACCCATGATACGACTAAACTTATCTCCGATACGAACACAACAACCTTTCCATGCTGGAATACCAGCCATCTCACAAGTTCTAAAATTTGCAAATACATCTTCTGTACTTGCATAATCGTGTCGTTTTGCATCATGCGTTGCTTTCATTTCTTCTAATAGTTTGTAGAATTTTTCACTTTGTTTCATTATACCACCTTACTGAAGTTTCTTTCTTTTTGAAACTTAATTGTATGTCTAAATTTATCAAATAACATATCTTGTTTATGGGAAATAACAAATACATTCTCTTTATCAAAAGTACCTAAGATTTTAAGAAATGCATCTGTGCCGTCTGCATCCAGTGAACTATCAAATATTTCATCTAAGATTAACAGATTAGTATTCGTAGAGTTCTTCATCTTTGCAATCGCTCTCCAAGTAAAAAGAAGTGCAAGGTCTATTCGCATCTTCTCACCTTCAGAAAAGTTTGCATAGGTAAAGTCATCACGGAATCTTGATTTAATTGTTTCATTAAAGTTTTCATCAATATTAAAGTTAACAAAGAAATCCATAGATGATAGATAGGTATTAATCAACCTATTCATGATAGGAAGATACTGTTTGATAATCTTAGTCTTGATACCAGTATCTTGTAATAGATTTCTCGCAACATCAAAGTAGAATAGTTCTTCTTTTAGTTTATGTGCAGAGGTTTCATAACCATCAAACTTCTCTTGAAGTTTTGCAAGTTTCTTAATATCTTCTTCTGCAACTTCTTTATCTACTATCTGTTTGACTTCAGCTTCTAGAGTTGAATTAAACTTTTCTAGTTGAGTAATTGCACTACGATACTTCTGCATCTCAACTTGATTTTTTTGAATTACCTTTGAAAGATTTTTAAAGTCTTTTAATTTACCTTCAACTTTTTTCATTTCATCAGACATTTTGTTTAAACCTTCTTCTAGTTTTTCAACTGAAGTTTGGTTCTGTTTAATTTTCTCTGATTTAAAAGTTTCATCAATATGTTGTTCACAAGTCGGACACTCATTATTTTCTTCAAAGAATGTAATCAATGCACTTTCACGATTGTGTTTATCTTTTAAAGAAAACTGTACATCTTTTAGTTTATCTCTTTTTGTAATGACAACATCTTCACCATTCATAGCTTCTAGAAAAGTATCGGTAGATTCTTGCAACTTTGTTTCTTTATTTCTGTTAAGTTGGATTTCATCATTGTTTTCATCAATCTGGTTTGTTTTTTCAGTAAGAATAGTATCCCTATTGTTTTTAGAATCTTCAATATACTTCTCTTGCATCTCTATCTTACTTTGAGTAAGTTCTTTTGTGTAATTCGTATCGGTGATATTTGTATTGATTTCTCTAACCTTTGTTTTAAGAACAAGGTTCATTAAAGAGAATATCTTAATATCTAGGATATCTTCTACAACTTCTCTACGGTTCTTAGAGTTTAGTTGCATGAAAGGTATAAATGTAGAACTACCAAGTATCACCACTTGTGTAAATGAACGATAGTTGAATTTAAGTATTTGTTGTTCTAGATGTTTCTGATAATCTTTTGCATTTGCGTTCTGATTAATCATCACATCATCAACGTAGATTTCAAACATATTTGGTTTGATACCACGAATAATCTTTATTTTCTTACTTTGTGTAGAAAACTCTACCTCAACAACAGCTTCTCTCTGATTAATAGAATTTACTAGTTGTCCTTTACTAATTTGTCTAAATGGTTTATTGAATAGAACAAAACATAACGCATCTAGAATAGTAGATTTACCAGCACCATTTTCACCCACAACAAGTGTAGATGGATTCTGGTCAAGTTGTATTTCAGTGAAAGTGTTTCCAGTTGATAGGAAGTTCTTCCACCTTACAGTATTAAAGGTAACCAAATTATAACTCCAAGTCACAAGCCTCTAGATAAAGAGACTTCATAGTATTTTTCAATCGTTTCTTATCCAAGTCTACATCAAGTTCATCAATATACTTTTCTAAGAGTGTGGTTGTGTCTTGAGTATTCTCTGCAATATCATCTGATACATTAGACGCATCTAAATCAGAAAAATCCTCAACAATCTTTACTTCATGTGTTTGTTCTTGTAACAACCTATCTGTAAATCTATCAAACTGATATAAGTCTTTCTTGTTTACTACAACTAGTTTAATAAACTTATCTTTATATTGTGATACGTCTACTTTACTATAATCTGTAGTTGTATCATCATAATAAATCTTTTCAAAGATTGTAAAGGGATTTATAATCCTCTCTAGACTTTTATCTACCGTATCAAAGATATGAAAACCTTTAGGACAGTTATCATCACTCCATGTCATTTGGTAAGTGTTACCAAGATAATAGATATGACCATCATCAGACTTTTTATGAAAGTGTCCAGAGAATACAGTATCAAACTTCTTAAACATTTCTTTTGGATGACCAGATTCAGAGAAGTGACCTTTATGCATTTCAAAACCACTAATCTCTAGGTGACCCATACAAACTTCTGCGTCTGACGATTTGATACCTTTCATGGTTGATGCATAATTTTCTGCATTAATCCAAGGACAGAAAAAGATTGGAGTGTTACCAAAACTTACTGTACAATTCTCTTCATAGAATTTTATGTTATTGTGTTTGTTACCAACCAGCTCTGCAAGAGAGTTTACTTCATTTGTATTCTTATAATAGGTATCGTGATTACCAATAAGAATATGTGTATCAATATTTCTATCCACAAGTGGTTGAATAAATCGTGTGCGAAAATCATTTGCAATCTTATATGAAACAAACTTACGTCTGTCCATAGTATCACCTAAATGAATAATAGTGTCAATACCTTTTTTATCTATTATAGGAAAAAATACTTCTTCCCAAAATTTGTAAAAGTATTCGTTAAACGGTAAACTATCATTTCTCGCACCAAAGTGTGTATCAGTTATCAGTGCTATCTTCATTATAAAATAATTCTAATCCTTTTGGTTTATCTTTCTTCTTCTTGGGTTTATAAACATCTTCATCTGGAAGATAGTTCTTTTGTAAATACTCTGTATATGGATTGTTTGAAACTTCACCATTTTGTTCTTGTGTTAAAAACATATCTACATTCATATTTTCAATAATCTTATTTCTTACATGAGCTTGTTTCTTTTCCTTTTGTATTCGTCTAAGAAATGCATAGTATATAATTTGTGTAAAATATGCAAATGGATTATTAGATTTCTCTGGATTAAAATTGTGTACATATTGTAGACAGTTCTCAATACCATCACTAATCATTTCTTCACGATAAGTATAATTAATAAAATTAGGACGATAGGATAAATGATTTGCAATCTTTAAAAAACACTCACCAATATAATTGGTAATCGGTGGATTTGATTCACCCTTGTCTTTTGCAATTACACAACGCTCATTCCATTCTATCATCGCTGCTAGAAACTCTTTGTTGTTTACATAATGTGGTTTTGTTTTTTTCGTCACGACTCCATATCCTTGTTAGATTTATACATAATATACCAGATGTTGTAGCTAAAGTCAAGTCATAAATTAATTTAATTATTTTTCAAAAAAGACTTGACTTTGACTTGACAATAGGGTATATTCCTCTATGTAGGGTTTGAAGATAATGCTTTAATGTATTGTTTTACTAGTTTCATAATCATCAAAGTATTCATCAATCAATTCTTCTTCTAATTCTTCTTCAATACGTCTTAATTGTTCTGGAGTGGGTTCTTGTTCTGCAAGAAGAGCATCTTTACCATTTTTCATTCGTAAGAGACAGAATTCATAAAACTTAGAAATACCTATTGACGCAGTTGTTATTGCAACAATATTATTTTTAATAATTTCACAACTATCATTTTCTCCATAAGACACCCAACGAGATAGAGCCATAGATTCTTCTAATCCAGTTTTTGACACTCTGGGGTAACTATTAATTTTTAATGGGTTGTGTGCAGTGACAAAAGTGTTAGCCGCTTCTGCACTTAATGTAGTAATAATCTCATCACCATTTGTAAGTTTTAAAATTTTAGTATCCATATTTTAACCTTCTATTGGTAGATTTTTGATTTCATAATCAAACTCTTCTTCATT